GCGGTTTTGCTGATAGCGTGATTGTTACCAGCCAAGCCACTGCATCTATCACTTCCTATTTCCAGAAGGACGTTGATGGCACTGTGTTCCTGCCCAATAGTTTTGACGAAGCCTTCCAGGTGATTAGCGCTTCGCGCTATGACAAGAACCACGAAGTGTACGTGGAAATCAACAAGCAACTGGGTGCTTCCGGTACCACTTACTACTACGACCGAGTGGCTTTTGTTGCTTGCGTGATGAACTATAACGAAAGCTATCCCGCAGACAACCTCGTGGAATGCACCTTTGACCTGATCAGCCGTGGGCGCATTGGTATTCACCAGAATGCTTCCGAAACTGGCAGCATCATTCCTTCGGCTCCTAATAGCTGATTCATCTTTCCATCGTTCTTTGCTAGCCTCTCCTTACGGAGAGGCTTTTTATTGTGAACATTGCACAGCTTCGGGAAGTTGTTACTGAACTGCTATCTGCATCACCCAATTTAATTGGCACTTATACGCTGCCGAACAATTCAACTATTCCTGCTGTGTATGTAGTGGGAAGGCAAAGCGTTCCCAATGAGTGGAAAGTGAAAGGGCTAGAAGTGACAATGCGAGAATTTCCCCAGTTGAATCCACGTTCTCCGTTGGGAGGCACCGTAAAAGTAAGTCAAGTGTGGGAGGTCATTCTGACGCAGTTCACACCTAATAGCGGCACACTTGCCACTGCCATGGACAGGATGGTTAGACGCTTTCCTGATGCCACGCCACGATATTTCCCCGGAGATGACATTGCTTACGAGCGCTGTCGTTTTATGATTCCCGATTTGATCCTCCGTAATCTGATAGCAACATGAGTGGAACGATTGTCGGCGGTTCGTTTAATAACCCCAATGCTCTAGTAGCAAAACTTGCAAAAGCCTTTGAAACATGGGCTCAGTTTGACGCTAATGATTATTTTCGCTCTCAATTCATCGAAGATAAGTGGTCCTACCCAGGAGAAACAGAGCGAAAAAGCGGGGAGCTAGCTAGGGATCCTCGTAATATTTTCGATCTCGGAGATCTCTATCGCAGCGGACGAGATAGCTTCAAAATCACTCAGGGCGGCATGGATGTCACAGCTTCTTGGGATTGGGATGCTAAAAATAGTTCGGGCAGGGGATATGCTTGGTATGTCCATGAAGGGCTTTCAACTAATTTAGCTCCAAGGCAATGGACAGACGTTTTCCAGCAGCAAGATTTGTTTAGCCAAAGTAGCGTCAGCAAGGAGTTAAGATCTCGGATACGTGCAGCATTTGGCAAATGAAGATTGACTATCTATGGAGCGAAGATCGCTCCGTGCATGCAATCAACAATGAGCTAGACGGCACTTCATTGGAAGCCGGTATTTTGTGTCTTATTTCCTGTCGAGAAGAGACCATTAGAATAAGCAACGAAAATCATTCAATGCTGGTTGAAGTGCCCAAAGAATTTCGCTCTAGCAGCGAAAGAGTGAAGGTGTTCAACGCATTGTTAAACGTTCTTGATCATGAGCAAATACAGCTTCCTTCTGCAGACTAAAGCCGAAGACTATTTCGAGCTTCTTCCTGAAATTCGCATGAAGAAATATGGTGGTTGGCTTGTCGCTGAAGCAATTGAACAGGAAGAAATTAGTAAGTTGCAAAGCCAGGCTACTATTAGGGCTGTGCAACTGGCTAAGCGCATTGCCACCGCAAAGGATATTTCTCTTGACGAAGCTTTCGGCTTGCTTCAAGGCGGTGGTGGTTCCATTACCGAAGCTGAACTTCTCTCGGAATATACTGAGGAAACGCTGAGCATGATTACCAGCGGCTCTTCAGTGGAGAGCACCAACGCCCGTATGGTCACTGCTTTCATTCGCTCTCGCGGTCAAGGTTTGATTGATGGCGAATGGCAAGATCTTGCCGACTGGGAACTGGATGATACTAAAAATCTTCCCCGTAAAGCCATTGCAAAAGTGGTTGAGTTTATTGCTGAAGAGCAAAACGCTGAGACGCAGGAGGCTGTGACAGCAAAAAAAGCGACGAAGAGGAATGGTCCTCAGTAGCAGAAATGCTGGAAGCGCGAGCGCGTAACCAGCTTAAAAACTTAACGGATTGGAACGAAATCTATTTTCGGCTTTCGGCTTCTGACTTCAACGATAGGCGATGGCATGCTGATCAATTTGGTCAGCAGCCATTGTCTGATATTAAGCGTGCATTGAAATATCTTGATAAGCATGACATAGCAAAATACAATGTGCAAAGCGTTGCCATTGCAAAGCTCGGCACGATGGCGGCTGGCATGATGGCAGGGCGCAAGTCCAAAGTGAAGCCAGAGGATTTCTTGCCGTTTGATACAAAGTCAATCAAGAAAGACACTGGGGTCACTGATGCAAGCTTAATTATTTTCCAACGTTTGATGAAGACTAGAAAGATGGATGGAAGGGTTATTGCGTTGTTAGCAGATGATCTAAAAGCTTTTTCTGGGCGTAATCAGGAACAATGATTATAGAATGAAGGGACTGTGACTAGAAAGTAAGATGGCAGCTCAAGACGCCGAATTGAAGCTTAAGGTAAGTCTTGATCTGGCCTTTTTTAGACAGCAATTAGCGGGACTTGGACAAGCTGCCGCTGGCACTCCGATGCCAGTGCAAATTAAATTTGATAGACGTAGTGTACAGAACGAACTCAATGCTCTTGGTGCAAATATTAAACGAAGAAATTATACCCTCAATGTCAACACCAATTTAAAAGCGGAAATCGAGAATGCATCAAAGCTTGCAAAGGCTTTGGATGAGCTTAGTCGCTCTCGAAATACTGCACAAAAATCAATCAATCAACAGCTTGGTCTTGGCGTTTTGATGCAGGGTCCGCAAAGCGGTGGATTAGGCAGTAAAGACGTTATAAAGTTGTATCGAGCCGCCGCGCAGGCAGGATTGCTTGAATATAACAAAGAAATTGCCAGGACAAAAGCCTCCACGATAGCTGCCTTAGAAGAAGTCGGCGCCGACAGTGTGCGTGGATTGTTGAATGGATTAAATAGTGAAGACGAAAAACTTCGGGCGGCAGCTACTTATCTAGGTGAAACTTTAATAAAAACAGTCAAAAATGTTCTTGGTATTGCATCGCCTTCTCGTGAATTCAAAAAGATTGGTCAAAACGTAGGCGAAGGCTTCCAGCAGGGCATGCTGTCCTCAATGGACAAAGCTTTCGGTGCAGTAGAAGGTTTAATGCGAGCACGCATGAAAGTGCTTGATACCATTGCTCGTGGCATGTTCCGCATGGCAGGTATTGATCCTGTCGCCCTTAGGGCTGAAGCTGCTCAGCGCCGTGCATTGCCAGGAGTGAATTTCCCTGCAACAGTGCCACCACGCAACGTCCCTATTGGCCCCTCTGGAACAGGCAGGGCATTACCTCCCGGTGCGACCCCATCCGCGCTTCCCGGTACTGCATTTGGCGCTCAAAAATATTTGCCCACGGCCCTTGGAGAAGAATTGAAGGCTATTTTGCGTGGGGCTGCATTCGCTTTTGTTGATTCCTTAAAACAACAAGTGAGAAGCGTTCGCGTTGGACTTGGCGCCACCCAGCAACCATTATTGAGCCCAAGTCGCATCGCAGGATTGCTTCCCGCAGGAGTAGGTCGCGCGCCTAGTATTTATTCGACTGGCGCCATGGGAGGAGAGACACGCGCAGAAATGATGGCACGCAGAGAGCGTGAAGCTCGTATACGTTCTGACTTGCGTGGCATGGATGTATTGGGAGGTGGCGCTGGACGCGCTCCTTCTACTTATAGCTATGCGTATCGCAGCGCACGGCCAACGAGCGCCATTGTTCCTTATGCAAGTGGAGGAGCAATTGTGCCACAGCCCTCAATGGCTGGAGGCGGCAATGCACCTCCGTCTGGAGGCGGTGGTTTTGGTGGGATGGGAGGCTTTGGCGGCTTTGGACGTGCGCTAGGAAACGTACCCAATCTTCCCGGCACTGGCACCATTCGAGAACTCGGAAGTGAATTCGCTTTTGCGACCAAACAAGTATTGCTATTTGGTCAGGCGTACAAATTACTGGGCATCATTCAAGCTTTCCCGGCACAAGTGGGAGCCGCAGTTGGGCAGTTGCAAAGCTTTAGAAATACGTTGAATGAAGTGACGCCTTCAGCAGAAGAAGCTCGCGCGTCCAATGAGCTACTGCTCGGCCTGATGGAAAAGTACAACGTGCCTCTACAATCAGCGCGTGATGGCTTCACCAAGCTATATGCCTCCATGGCTCCGGCTGGTTTTAGTGGAGACGAGATCAGAGACTTGTTTACTGGCATTACAAAAGCTGCTGCCACTTTTGGCATGAGTGCAGATAAAGTTGATCGCGTGAATTATGCCTTTGCGCAGATGGCCAGCAAAGGTCAGGTGATGAGCGAAGAACTTAAGGGGCAATTAGGTGATGTACTGCCTGGTGCGATGGCATTATTTGCGAAGGCTGCTGGATTCAAAGGGTCAAAAGCCATCCAAGATTTTTCTGCCGCATTGGAAGATGGTGCTTACAAGGGGAAAGCAATGGTTGCATTGTTGAAGAATGTGACTGTCGTAATGAATAAGGAATTTGGTCCTGGCGCCGAAGGGGCTGCTCTTACATTCCAGGGTGTAATGAATCGCATGCAAAACTCAATGACTCTTCTTTATGAGAGCTTTGAGCCTGTTGCAGTGGGATTTTTGAATACTGTTGTTGTTCCAATGACAAATGGGATCAAGCAGATCACTGATGGACTCAATGCATTTTTTACGGGAACAACTGCTAGTACCTCCGGGGGCGGCGTGTTTGCACTGCAGCTTCAAAATATGCTTCCTGCTATTGAAGGAATCAAAAATAACGTCACTGGACTTATTCCTGTTTTTCAGCAGTTTGGCGCAATTGTGGGTCAACTGGCTCAACTTTTATTGCAAATCGTAGGAAATCCAGTGGTTGGATATTTAGCGAAATTATATCTTGTTGCGTTGCCGTTAAATATCGCTTTCAATGTTTTAACTAACGTAATTCGCTCCGTAATTGGCTCAATGACGGCGTTAAATGTCGGTCTTCTTGCTGGATCGCAACGCTTTGCAACTTATCGAATCCTGATGGATGCCACGGGCATATCCGCCGCAAAATTAACTGGAATTTTAAGAGGAGTTGCACCAGCTCTTAATCTTATAACTGTTGGCTTGCGTGCAATTGCTGGACCCGCAATCCTGGTCGGCGTTTCATTGTTAATTGAAAGATTCATGATGCTCAAGGGGGCAATTGACGGCGTGGGTCAGTCCACTAAGCAAATGCTTGCTGGGATTTCAAGCATGGCAAATGCTGGAGCAGTTGGGGCATTAAAAAATACTGCAAATGATTTGCAAAAACAAATTCAAACATTTGAAAAGCTTCGCCCGTTTGTGTCAGGAGGTGCGCTTGGTCCGTCTCAGAAATTAACCCCGGAAGCCGCCAAGACAATGGAAGAATTGGGGATGGGTAGCTTTGTGAGCAAGACAATTCTTGGCAAACCGCAAATTAATGATTTTGTTAATGCCTCAAAGATTATCGAGGCTCGCTTGCAAGGATTGCGCAAGGCCGCTGCTGGAGTACAAGAAAAACTTCCGCTTGCAAAGCGTGTTGCTGCAAGCATTGAAACACAAACAAAACCAACCCAGACAATTATGCCAATTCCGCCATCGGAAGGTGATGGCAAAGAAAAGAAAGGCAAAGAGCTTGATCAGTATATTCAAGATGCCACTAACGCTTTGACACTTGAAAAAGAAAGGCAATTGGTGGCAATTGAAGACAAGATGCTTAGAGATGAAATCTCTGAAACAGAGGCGAAGCGTCAGTCATTATTGATTGAAAAACTTTACGAAGAGAAAGCGGTGACAGAAGCGTTAAGAGTTGCTCAAATTAAATTGGCAGACGATAACTTAAGCGCTGCAGACAAACAGTTGAAGCTCGCAGACTTGAGGGCGGAAAAAGAGCAAAAAATTGCCAACATTGGAGCCAAGTATGGAGTAGAAGTACTGAAGCTTGAGCTTGGTCTTCAACAGCCCATAAAAGACGCTATTAGTGGTGTCAATGAGCAACTGGATGAGCAGGCAATGATAAGGGAAAATCTAAAAGAAGGCTTAACTGATCTTACTTATGATCAAAAAGCTTATCTTGATGTGCAACGTTTAACAAAAGATTATGGTGATGCAGAAAAAGAATCCGTACGCGAGAGAATTAATGAATACCAAAGACTAAGGGAAGCGTATTACAAAAATGAAGAGGCTCTTAAAAGGCAGCAGGCTTTGGTGGAGGCCGAAGCTGGACTAGGGATTATTGGCGGAGGATTACGTGCAGGTTTCACTGGAAGCGCTGCCAACATTTTTGAACAGACAATGGCACAAACGCAAGGCGATGTTGACTACGCAACTAAACTTGCTAATATTGAAACAGCGGCAATGCAACTCCGCAGCGTATTTGAAGGGCTACAAGGAGCAATTGCAGGGGTAAGCTCTGCATTTGCCAATGTCCTAACTGAAGGTGTTGCAAATATGATTAGCGGCACTGCTACCGCCAAGGAAGTGTTTGCAAGCTTCCTTCAAAGCATAGGACAAGCATTGTCTCAGGCAGCCTCGCAAATGATTGCTACTTACATTGCTATTGGCATTGCAAAATTGTTTGCAGGACTTGGCGGAGGAGGCGGAGCGGACATGTCGAAATCTGGCATTACAGAAGGCACTCTTGCTCCCATGCGCCAATATACAGATGCGGCTGGAAATATGGCCCCTAACTTGACGTTTGCCAATGGCGGCATTGCCCCTGGCGGCTTCCAAGCATTTGCCAATGGCGGCGTTGTCTCTGGTCCCACTCTCGGTCTCGTAGGCGAAGGGCGTTATAACGAAGCCGTTGTGCCCCTTCCAAATGGTCGCGCCATTCCAGTGCAAATCAACGGCGAGCGTTCTGCTCGTGATTTAATGGGGCGCAATGCACCAGGCATGGCTAATGCTGCTCCGCTTACGCTTAAGTTTGAAAGTACAAAGATTAATGGCGTAGAGTATGTAAGCCGTGAGCAATTAGAGCTTGCAATGGCTGAAACACGCCGTGCTTCAATTGCAGGCGGTGCTACTAGGGGAATGAATATGGCTCTTGATAAGATACAACAAAGTCCATCCACTCGCTCTCGCATTGGCATTCGTTAATGGCTGATTTTCCTTCTATTCGCCCTGCATCGAGAACCTACTCAGCGGGGCAATTCCCTCTTAAAACTTATCGGGCTTTATCAGGCGCTACGGTCAAGCGCGTATTTGGCAATAAAGCTTATGGTCATTCCATTGAGCTTCAATTTACAAACATCACTGATGCATTGGCCAAGCAAATTATTGACCATTACTATGGACAGAACGGCAGCGTAGACAGATTTGCTCTGCCTGCTGAAATGTTTTCTGGAATGAACAGCGCCTTTGGCGATGAGCTAAGAGCGCCAGACAGTATTTCCTGGGAATATGCAGAGCCTCCTGCAATTGAGGCCGTGTTCAATGGGATAAGCAATGTTACAGTGCGATTGATTGGTGAGTTGTCATGAGCGAGAAGATTATTGTTGCCAATTTTTTAGAACTTACCACGGCTAGTGGCATCACAGCTAGTGGCACTCCGATTAGTGGCACCACTCATCGTTATCAGAATTTTTTCTATGGCACAAATGATTCTCAGGTGGCAGTGCCTGGTACAAGCGTGCCGTTGTATGAATTTGCGCCATTCAGAGCAGAAGGCTCTCTTGCTTCGTTGAACGGAGAAAATGCCTTGTTGCGTGTGCTGTTCCCACACAGTGAATTTAGCGTGGCATTGGTTGAAGAAGGCGATGGCAATAGGCTTAGTCGATTATCTTTTAAAACTGCATGGCTCGGCAACGCGGGAAGTCTTTCAAGCTATGAAAACTATTCCACCGTTGCATCGTATGACGAATACTATATCGGCGTGGGCGCATCGTTTGATGATACCACTGTTGAGCTACGCTTCAGAAGCGCTATGGATAGCGTTGGAGCAAATTTCCCGCGACGTACGTTTAACACTACCAATGTAGGCATTTTGCCAGTGACAGCAGAAGTGAGCTTCCGCTAGTTATGAATGATCTCATTGGTTTGCAATATAAATGGGGGGCCTCCCCCGACGATGGCTTCGGTCTTACAGACTGCTTCCAATTGTTTTGTGCAATCAGACGAAGGCTTGGTCTTTATGATTATGCTGCTGATTTTGCTTGGGCCTATGAGAACTATCAAGAAAACACTCTTCCTCCATTGAGAATGGCTCGTTGGCTTTTGCAAAATGCCGACAGAACACTTAGTCCATCGTCTGGCTGCGTGGCAATGCTTGGACAGCGCAGCGCATTGGGGACAATAGCAAACAAAAGCATTATTTGCATTGCTCCAAGAGGACGTAGTGTTAGCATTGCTTTATCGTCAAAGACGACAAGAGAATTCAACTGGTTTAAGCCAAAGGCCGATGCGTAAATTACTGCCCTACGAGCACCAATTAATTGAAGCACTTGGCATTACGGAACAAGAATATTGGCAGTTTTACCTTGCACAATTAAATTACAGAGACGAAAAAGTAGGCACTCTTTTTGACGTACGTAACGAAGCGGGAACAATTGCTCTTGTTCTCACGATTGTTGGCACGCTGGCGCAAGTTGGCGTGGCATTGCTTGCGCCCAAGCCAGGACTTCCTGAGCAACAAAAAGTTGGCAAGCAAAGTCGCAATGCCATCTTTGGCCCACGCTATGGCTTCAATTCTTTTCAGGAAGTGGCACGCTATGGCGATCCAGTAAACTTAGTTTATACCAACAAAGAAGACGACAACAAGGCTGCTGGGGGACTAAGAGTTAATACATCCTTGGTCTGGTCGGCTGTACAAAGCTTTGGTAACAAGCAATTCATTCAAATGCTTGGCGTTGTCGGAGCTGGAGATATTGAGGCTTATGAATATGGCTTCACTGCATTTGGCCAGGCCCCATTGGAGGATTTTCCTGCTCAAAAATACTGGCTCTATGGCAACAATGCTAGCGGTCCGCTAAAGTTTGGTGACTTTCAGCTTCCGCCTGGCAACGCAGAGCAAGACCCGAGCAAGGATGGGCAAGGCTCACAAGATTACACTTATCGAGCAAACAAAGGCGGAGCCATCATCGTTGATGGTTATAGCCAAGCATTTTCTCCTTCTAGTAATAACACTTTAGGCCTTTACGACGTGGTGCCTATTAACGTGCTCGTATTAGAGCGCGATGAAAACGGTCAGTTAACTAAAGATAATGGAGATATTCTTGGTCGATCAAAAGATGACCTTGGTACTCGCATTTCTTCCGAAGATAGAGGCATATATTGGCCGCAATCATGGCAAGGCAGCGACAATCGCCCAATGTTTCCAGAAGGCGCTTCTTTTACAT